AACCCAAATAAAATTGCTAAGATAGAACAGGCGATTGCAAATAAGTACGGAAAAGAAACCATACAGAATCCACGTAAGCATTGGGATGATGATAAAGAGAAAGAATACAAAGAACAAATAAAAAAATTTGATAAAAAGTACTTAGCTAGGGAAGAAGGTGAAGAGAAAATAGAAGTAGATGGCGTTTTAATAACAAAAAAACTACTTATTAAAGAGGCGCAAAATCGAACTTGCCCTGTTTGTAATATATATTCTTTTACTGTGAAGGATGATTTATATATGAATAGATACAATTGTTGTTTTGTGTGTTATATTAGAAATATAGAGCATCGAGAAGATAAGGAGAACAAATAGCATGTCTGCTAAAACATTAGAGGTAATTAGGGCCATATCGCAGGCCGCTGCAAATTCTTACGACGGAGCGCACGATGAAAGGTATACCAGTGAGGGTAACGCCAAAGTGGTGGGCTTAAAGAGAGAAGAGGGCGATCCAATTTTGGATCATAGAATTCTGGACGGCTTTGGAGTCAAGTTCGGAGGGAATAAATTAATTATCACTTATCACTCCGAGGTCTTTTTAAAGGAAGTTTATTCTGGCAAATTTGAAAATGAAGTTGAACGGATGATAGAAAAAGTTGCTTCTTACCTTAAGAAGGAATATAAAGTAATAACAGGAGAATCTCTTTCTCTGAAGGCCGACGGCGAGATGGACGCTATTGTTCAAAACACCTCTAGAGTTAGAACCTGGGTCCAGGCGAGCAAGGCATACAAAATAGGCAATATAGATGATGTTAAGCCTGTGGGAGAGGACTTAGACAGAAAACTTGATAAAGATTTCAGATCCTTTTTGGAGCTTGGTGGGTTTAAGAGCAAGAGGCCAAAAAATGATAAAAGAAAAGAACCAAGTCAGGGACAGCCTGTTTTTAGAGAAAAGGGCGTCTACACAAGAAAGACAATTAATAGTAAATATGTAAAAGAAAAGTGATGGAATATGACATATCAGCTATCCAAAAAAGAAATAATGACGGAGATTTTAAAATCTGGCAAAGAGCCTGCTTATTTCATAAATAATTATGTGAGAATCTCTCATCCGATAGAGGGACTTATACCCTTCAACACATACCCTTTTCAAAATAATATGCTAGAGAGATTTAATGATCACAGATTCAATGTAATTCTCAAGGCTAGACAGCTTGGTTTATCAACTATCACTGCCGCCTATATTGTTTGGTTTATGCTTTTTCATCGTGAAAAGAATATTCTTGTGATGGCCACAAAATTTCAAACGGCAACAAACTTAGTGAAAAAGGTTAAATCAATTGTTAAGGGTCTGCCACCTTGGATTAAGGTCGCTGATATATGTATAGATAATAGGGCATCGTTTGAGCTTTCTAACGGTTCACAAATAAAAGCTACTTCAACTAGCGGCGATGCAGGCCGTTCTGAAGCTCTTTCCTTATTGGTGATTGACGAGGCCGCCCATGTTGATGGGCTTGACAGACTGTGGACCGGCCTTTATCCCACACTCTCTACTGGTGGGCGATGTATCGCTCTATCTACACCGAATGGTGTTGGTAATTGGTTTCATAAAATATATGTAGACTCTGAGGAAGGACTAAATGACTTCTTTCCTTCTGTCCTTCCTTGGGATGTACACCCGGATAGAGATAGAGAGTGGTATGAAAAAGAAACAAGAAATATGTCCACCCGACAGATCGCTCAAGAATTAGAATGTAATTTTAATACCTCTGGCGAGACTGTTATACATGGTGATTTATTACAGTCTATGAAACATAACCTAAAAGAGCCAAAATATAAAACAGGATTTGATAGAAATTATTGGATATGGGAAGGGTATGATTCCAAATTTAACTATTTGCTCACGGCAGATGTCGCTAGAGGGGACGGGAAAGATAATTCTGCTTTTCATATAATAAAATTAGAGAGCATGGAAATTGTTGCTGAATATGTTGGCAAACCCTCTCTAGACCAGTATTCAAGTATATTAAATCAGTGTGGCAAAGAATATGGAAGCTGCCTTATGGTTGTAGATAATATCGGAATAGGGATCTCTGTACTAGAAAAATTAGAAATCTTGGGATATCCTAATATATACTATTCTTTAAAAGGCTCACACGAGTTCATAGACCCGGCGTTGGCAGGGATGAAAAAAAATTCTATTCCTGGTTTTACAACCTCCACTAAGACTAGACCTCTTATTATAGCTAAATTGGAAGAATTTATAAGAAATAAACTAATTACCTTATATTCTAATAGGACACATAAAGAATTGGAAACATTTATATGGAACGGCGGGAAGCCAGAAGCCATGAGGGGATATAATGATGATTTAGTTATGTCTTTGGCTGTTGGCTGCTGGGTTAGGGATACGGCTCTTACAGAGAATGAGCGTGACTTGGAATACAAAAAAGCATTTTTCGGTGCCATGGCAATTAAAACTACACAGTTCCAGCATGAAGCACTTGGTAACCCATATTCTGATAAGAAAAATATTGAACAGAAAAGAGAAGAATATGTTAATGACAACAAAGATTTTATTTGGTTAATGAAGGGATAAAATGGCAGATAACGAAAGAAACCCAAGAAATTCATCTTCGGAGCTTTTTAGAAAGCTAACGAGAATTTTTTCTGGTCCGATCGTCGGTAGAAGGACGCAGGCCGGTAGGAGGATTAAGAAAAGAGAAATAGATAAGTTTGCGAGCACCTTTAAGTCTGCAAGCGGTCAGCAATTTAAGAAGAGTCAGTATAATCCTTTTGAGAGCATGCAATCAAATATGATGGCGCAGCAGGATCGTGCCGAGAGATACAAAGACTTTGATGCCATGGAGTACACACCAGAGATAGCTTCTGCGCTTGACATTTATGCAGACGAAATGACAACATCCTCACAGCTTACGAGAATGCTTGCTATAGATTGCCAGAACGAAGAGATTAAAGAAATTCTAAATTCTTTATTCCATAATATATTAAATGTAGAATTTAATTTATTCGGTTGGTCTCGCTCTATGTGCAAATTTGGTGATTTTTTCCTGTATTTGGATATAGATGAAACTCTTGGTATCAAGGCCGCCGTCGGCCTACCATCAAATGAGGTGGAAAGGCTAGAGGGCGAAGACAAAACAAACCCGAATTATGTTCAATATCAGTGGAATGCTGCCGGGATGACGTTCGAGAACTGGCAGATCGCACACTTTAGGGTTTTAGGCAACGATAAATGGTCCCCCTATGGCACCTCCGTGCTAGAGCCAGCGAGAAGGATATGGCGCCAGCTTACACTGATGGAAGATGCCATGATGGCTTATAGAATCGTTAGGGCGCCGGAGAGAAGAATATTTTATGTTGATGTTGGGAATATCGCCCCTCAAGACGTTGAGCAGTACATGCAAAGAGTAATGACTCAAATGAAGAGGAACCAAGTTGTTGATTCACACAGTGGAAGAGTCGATGTCAGGTACAACCCTTTAAGCGTAGAGGAAGACATTTTTATTCCTACAAGGGGCGACACTAAATTTGCTACCGTGGAGAACCTCCCAGGCGGACAGCATGCTTCTGATATTGATGATGTAAAGTATCTTAGAGATAAATTATTTTCTGCTTTGAAAGTTCCGCAATCTTATCTTACTCAAGGAGAAGAGGGGTCAGAAGACAAGAGCACTCTTGCCACAAAAGATATCAGGTTTGCTAGAACGATTCAAAGATTGCAGCGAGCCCTGATCTCCGAGATAGAAAAAATCGGGATTGTACACCTTTACACATTGGGATACAGAGGCGACGATTTGATTGGTTTTAAACTATCTCTTAACAATCCTTCTAAGCTTGCTGAACTTCAAGAGCTTGAGCATTGGCGGACTAAATTTGATACAGCGGCGTCTGCCACAGAAGGGTTCTTCAGCAGGCGCTGGGTTGCTAAGAATATGTTCGGTCTTTCTGAAGATGATTTCCTGAGGAACCAGAGGGAGATGTTCTATGACCGTAAGTTCGATGCAGAACTTAATGCTATAGCTGAAATAGCTGGTGAAGAAATGGCGGCCGGCGGCATGGGCGCACTTCCTGGTGATGACATGGCCGCACTTCCTGGTGATGAGGCGGGAGAAGAACTGCCAGCCCCAGAAGAGCTTGGAGAACTCCCACCGGAAGGCGCGCTCGGGGGCGAAGAGGCACCCGCAGCAGGCGAAGAAACCCTGCTGGCAACGCCAGCCCCAGCGAAGAGGGATACCGACGATAGAAAGAGGAGAGCCCCCACTACAACTGCAAGATCTAAGAACAAATGGTACAAACCGGTTGTTTCTGACCAAAGAAAATTCAGAGTGCCTCAAAGAAAGAA